CTAAACCGAACATTAAAACAGTTCAGGAATGGGTTGATATTGCATTAATTGAAGCTGAGTTATTAGATAAGCAAGTAGATGCTGAGTTAAAAAGATTGGATGAAAAGTATTGCAGTTAAATCAATGGTTTTTGTTTTACCACTTTCAAATTTAATTGTACCGCTATACAGTTGGTGAAGTTTAGACATTAATTTAACGGCTGTATCTGCCATAATAATATCTTCACGACCTTCGATAGCTAAATCTTTTTTAAGTCTATCACATAGGCTGTATGTAATATCTTTCATTTTTACATACACAATATTTTCTTTAACTGATGTTTTAAACCCAGCTTGTTGTTGTGTAAATGTAACCATGTAAGGCTTAATTACTTTCTCTATTGCTTCTTGATTAGCTTTGGTGTAATCATTCACCATTCCATAACCTAAATTTCTTTGTGTTACATTCACATAGTCATTAGCCCATTTATAAAAATTAGTATGCGGAAAAGGTGAATAGTTACTTATCCAAAATTGGTGGAATATTTGACTGAATGATTCAGGTGTAGGAGTTCCTGACAATAATATCAAAGGCAACCTACCGTACAACCTACTAAACATTTTAGCACCGTTTGAAGGTTTCGGAAAAGCACCGAATCTATGGCTTTCATCATGCACAACTAAATCAAATTTACCAACTATTTTGTGCATTGATTCGTTGTTAGTTACAGTCAACTCAAAATGCTTGTTGTATTCAAAGTTTTTGTAGTCGTTTTCAATTGATTTAATAGCTTTCTTTTTAGTTAAGAATAAAACATTTTTAGCACCGTACAAACGTATTGTTTCAAGTGCTGTTAACGTCTTACCACACCTTACTTCCATTGCTAAATAAACAATATTCTTTGAGCGTAAAATCCTAACCGCTTCATTTGCTTTCTCTATTTGATAATCACGTAGTTCCATTGTTCACCCTTTGTTTTAACAATTCATTTTCACCTCTTAACGCGTGAATAATTCCTTCCATTTCATACATTTTATTATGACAAAATATTAAGTTATTCAACGTACGTTCGGTGCTTTTAATTTTTTCCGTTTGCAAATCATCTTCTTGTAGCTTCTTTAGAGTTGTTTCAGTCCTTTCAATAAGTCTAGCTAAATATAACTGGCATTTACGGTATTCTACATTTTTAATATGGTCGGGATCTAGTCCAATCCGAACCATCATTTCTTTAATTGATTCCATTCTGCTTAGTTTTGTTTGTGAATATCTAAACCTTCTTGAACTATCATGAATTTCTTTATTCCGTTCGAAGTCATTGAATCATATTTATAACCGTTGAACTCGCAGTACTTTTTTATTGATTGAGTTACAAAAGTTTTAGTGCGTTCTGAGAACCTTTTAACAGTTGTTTGATATGTTGCGTAGAAATCATCTGCATTCGTCCACTCATTGAACGTTACAGCCTTTATACAATCGTATAGTTCCTTTGTAATCTCAACTTGTAATTTCTTTAAAGGTAAATTGATAGCTTCATATTGCATTAAACCACTAGTTAAATACTTCTTTAAACATTCAATCATATAACAGTCAAACCTTGCCCATTCTGCATCGTCCCAATCATCAAAGAGTTTATGACCAAAGAACTGAATAGGTGTGTAAGATGAATTAAAAAAGCTACTTAACTCTACTTCATGCCTTCTTGCTTCATGACTTCCACCATTACCCTTAATTGTGTAATTCGTTGTGATTAATATTTTCGGGCTGTCTTCTATTGCCAGCTTAATTGTATCTTTTCCTTTGTATGTTATTTCTATACCCTCAGTAATAACAGAAAATAATTGTTCAAAATCAAAGTTCTTTTTAACATCGTCCCAAACCAAAACTTGACAATCTGTTTTCACTCCTTGATAAGGGAATGGATCGTTGAAATTAAATGATTTACCGTTTAATGATTGAACTTTTTTAAGGTGTTTTAAACCATTCCAAAACAAACCTTTTCCACTCCTTCCATTTGGTTCATCTGAAATCAACTCATCATTTAGAATTATAGCTTTATTGTCTCCACCAACATTATAACTATGAAGTAAGTAACCAATAACAGTTTGAAAAGTATTGTATCTATCAACTGCATTTTTATACTTTGTAGCTTCTTCAAGTGTTGGTTGTGGTGGTAAATCGAAACCGCCTGAAATCTTCCAAATGAATGTACGGTATTCGCTTTCGTGGTGGTCTGCATCAATGTACTTTCTTTTGATTACTTGGTCTTCCCAAATATGCAAACCGTAACTTGAATAAGGCTTTAATTCAGATGAATCTTTGTTTACTTCAACAACCCCATTTTTATAAAAAAGATATGCCGTTTCTTTAGTATCTCTCAAAACTTGAATAGGCTCAGTCTTAAGCATTGACAAATAATCTCTTTTAAATATCGTTGCCTTACCTGTCATTAGATTATAAACCTTTTGCCCTAAATTGTTTTGCAATACGTAATCAAGAACATAATCTTTAATTTCCCATTCGTCTTTAATCTTTAGAAATATCCCTTCTTTCTTAATTAAGTTGAATGAACTGTTTTCGTTTGGCTTATTCTTAAAAAAGTTCTTACCCTCTAAGAAAAATTTAAATGCGTAGTTGTTTAATGATAATAGCCCCTTTTCATTCTCAGACCAAAATACTTCTTTTTCTTGTTCCATTAATAGTTAATTTTTTAAATGCAAAAAGCCAGCAATCAAAGGCGGGTGAGAATACCTTTTCATGCTGACTTTTTTAATAATTTCTTGAAGTTCTCACCCTCCTATGTCGCAAATATAAAAAAATCTTTTCAATCAATAACAATCAGGAGACTTTTTTTCTTAAAAAACAAAAACTTTACTGTAAGTCCACTGAAACTTTCTGAGGTTTTATAAGGCTTTGAAGCCAATTAGGAAAGTTTTGTAACTTTTTTCAAAAAAATATTTTTCAGCGCAATTGATTTATAAATAATATAGTAATGACTAGAATTTTTTTACAAAAGTCCACTTTTTGACCTGTAACCCACGTAAACACTCAGAAAGTTTTAGGAGACTTTTTAAAAAACACGCTAAAAAAGTCCACTTTTCGCTAAAAAAGTCCACTGATTTAAATTAAAAAAGGGGAAAAACTAGCATTTAACCCCTATTTTTTACCTAACCGTAAACAAAAAATAATTATGATACGGCTAAGATAGGAAATTTTAAGCTACTTCCATCGTTTTTTTAAGTTCTTCCTGAAGTAATCGCATTTCAAAATAGTTGTTGCATACCATTACTTTTTCAATTAGTGATTGTTCAAATACAACATTATCACTTTCTTCTACTTCAATATCGAATATCTTTGCTTCGATTTGATTTTTAACAATTAGAAAATCAGGATATTGTTTGATATGCTTTACTAAGTTTTCGTATTTCTTAATTCCGTTTATTACAGTTGCATGATTTACTTTTAATAGTTCAGCTATTCTTTGTAATGACCATCCTTCATATTTACGAATGTTGTAGTATAGAATAGATCGTGGATAAAGATAATCATTCAACCTACATTGTCTCGTTAAATCTAGTTCATCAATTAGATTTTCAACGGCTTCAATTTTCAGTATTTTCTTCATCTTCGTTAATTCTAATTTCTGTTACTAAATCGTCCATTCGTTTTACAATATCAATGTAGTTTTGACTTTGCTCACTATCTAAATTCTCAGTTGTTTTTTCAACTTCTTTTTCAATGAATGAATAAAAGTTTTCACAACGCATTTTAAATTCTCGCTTGTAAATTAATGTGTTACTAAGCTGGTCGATTGTATGAATTACACTTTGCATTTGTAACATAAGTGCGAGTGTTAAATCCATTTGGTGTTTCATTTCTTTGGTCATTTTGCTTATTTTTTAAATTGTTCAAACAAACTTCCTATTTCCTCTCTAAAAGCTGTATACAAATTAGCATCATCATTTTCAGATTTATCAAATCCTTTGTAAAAACATTTTTTACCAAATACTAATAAGTCTTCCTCACTATACATTCTTTCAGCTTGCCATTTAGCACCTTCTTTGAAATCAACATAAGCGCATCCATCAAAACTAATTCGCTCAGTAGAATTATTAGTAGCGTATTTTTTAGCCGCTTCTTCAAGTGTTTCTATTTTCATCCTATCGCTTTTATCTGTTTAAAAATATGTTCTGCTTTTTCGTTAAATGTCATTCCTTCACCTTCATTAACTGTTGATTGAATTTTAATTTTAGGAATATAAACGTTTTCTTTAGTTTGTGGCTTAGTGTCTTTGTTTAGCCAATTTTTGATTGCTTTCATATCAAATCTTTTCAATAGCTTCAATAAGCTGTTTAGTGAATAATTCTTTTTGTCTAACATAATCTTCTAAGTCATTTTTAACTTGGTCGATTACACTTTGTTCATAAGGGAATGGAAAACCGCTTTTATTCAGTTCAATCATTGTTACGTGTTGTTCGTGTAATGTTTCTATTTTTTCAACGCAATCTTCAATCTGTTTTACCAAATAACTGCACGAATCAATAAGCGGTTTAACTTCTTTGAATACAAACGGTTTTTTAGTTAGTTTAACGCATTCTTCAACTACGAATTTACCTAGAATGCTTTTAGTCATTTGTTCGTTATCATTTGCCATATCAGCAATAGTTCTAACGATTTGTTTTGATGTTGTCATGATTATCGTTTACACCAATTTCATCTGATGCGTTTTTAATTGCTCGGTATTGGTTTAGCACTTCAATTTCATCTTGTTTTAATCGGAAGCGGTTGTTTTTCTTCATGGTTTCAATTTAGGTAAATAAAAAAAGCCTACGTTATGCAGGCTTAAAAGTTTTTTCGTAATCGGCAAGTCTATTTAACCAACCTTTTCTGAACTTAGCGTTTTTAGTTCCAGCTTCAGATATTGCTAAAAAGAATTGCTTTCTTAATCGTATCAATTCATTGAATAGTTTTAGGTCATTTATAGCGTTTGCACCTGCTACTGTTTTCATTCCGATTTTACCATCAACTGTTACATTACCACCACAATTATTAATTGCTTGTTGTAGTGTAATTCCTGCACGTGAAGCACCCGAACCCCAAGCCATACCTGTAACTATTACTGCAATGCTAAAACACTTGTATTCGTCTCCTTTTACGCTATCCCAATAAAGCGATTTGAATACCTTAAACCAATCTTCATTATTCATTGCAAAGAATCGTGCGTCGTTATTTTTACCGAATACTGAAACCCATACTTTGTAGGTAATTCCAATATTCGTATGATAACCGCTTTTACCTTGATACGGTGTTGGACATGGATAAGAACTTGCCGAATCGTTTGTATCTCTTGAAAGTCCACCTTCCCACTTTCGGATGAACTCAATGTAAGTTTGTAATGTCATATTTTCACTTTTTAATTATATAAAATAAACTTGCTATAAGCCCACGAAGATAAGCACCTAAAACGAAAGCAACAACTAGCAGTAAATAGTGATACCATTTAAACGATTTACTATCTTGTTTGTGTACTTGCTTAACATACTTAATCTTGTATTTCGTTTGCCATTTAATCTGAGCCTTTTCAACTTTTGTTTTGTATCTATATTCAATTCTAGTTTGCCAACGTGTCTTAGGTAATTGCAATTCAGGGCATGTATATTGCATATTGCGATATGTAATAATATCTTTACCGTCAATTCCTTTAATAGTGTCTTTTATAATTAAGGTATCAGTATTAAAACTTAACTTACCACCATGCTTAATAAACTTGTTATAGCCTTTTTGCGCTTGTTTAGCATCGCTACACGAAGTAAATGATAGTAGTACTACAATTGATAGTGCTGATACTATTAGGATTGTTAGGAGTTGGTATATTCTTGTCATAATCTATTTTTCGTTTAGGCAAATATAAACTTATTTTTCAATTTTCTTACTAAATGAATCTGTTATTTTAGAACCAAGCGCAACACCTACTAAAACACACCATACATCGAATCTAAGACCGTTTAATGCAAAATCAATGGTAGACATCATTATCGACACAAAGAAAGACACAAACATCGTTAAAGACGTTCTAGACCATTTACCGTTGCGCTTTAAAGTGTCGTTTATTATCTCCTTAAACATTGTGTTCTATTTTGCCTATTGGGTTACTTGGTATAATTGCTAAAAACTCAGGTATCAATAACACGTTTTCACTTGTTTCTAGGCTTGCGTGTTTAGTCATATAACAGTCAAATAGCTTTCCTTCAACGATTGTAAGACGATTATTAGTAATGAATAGCCAAACTACTAATACTCCTGTAATACCGTAATCCTTTATTGCCTTAAGAGTGGTTTCTAAGTTCATAAAATTAAATCATTTATAATAGGGTTAAACTCAATTAGTGGCAATTCTTTAACCCACTTAATATTGCATTGTTCCACTTCTTCAAGTGAAATTATATAGTTTCCTTCCGCATCTAAAATCGGATTGAAGAAATTATCTTTTACGAACTCAACTCCTTTAAGTTGCTCGGCTTGTTTCTTTGTTAGTTTTGCTACCATTATCTTGATAGTTTAGTTTGAAATAAATGTACAATAGTTTCTAAGTAAATATTTTCAGCTTGTGTAAGTCCATCAGATACAAACGCAAATTGAAAACGGTTATTTGTGTATCCATTTGAATAAGGTGTGTTTGTTAAGAAACTGATATTACCTAAATACAAAGGAATATTTGGAAGCGTACCTCCACTATTTCCACTTGCTACTGATAACCCATCTTTGTAGTTAGTAGTTAATGTAGCACTTGTTCTTTGCGCTGAATAAAAACCTATTCTTGTGGCTTGTGCTATTACAATTGCAGAGCCGTTTACCCTTGCGTTATAATCATTCTTAGCCGCTATCAATGAACTTTGTGTAGCACCTACATAAGCACCCATATCAACAGGGTCTGAAGTGGTAGCTGAATTATTCGTACCTAGATAAAACCCTAAACCGTTACTATTAGTCGTCATAAACGTACTTTCAGTTAAGAAAGTATTTGCATAACCATTCGTACCGTTTGGAGTTGCACCTAAAGACGAATGAGTCCAACCACCACTAAACAAAAGACGAAACGCACTATCTGAATCAACAGGGTTTTTAAGGTTATATTTATGTGTTGTCGCAGTACCACCTACAAAAGGATAAATAGCGTGCATCTTAGTCCATAAACTAGCAGTTTTCAAGCACACTACCATATCATTTATTGCGCTTGTGATTGTAGCATCTGTTATTCCCGTAGCCGTTAAAAATGCTTGTGCATCTGTATCAATAGCAATTCCAGAACTAGGAAGCACAATATCAACTTTATGTTGCCCTTGTGAATACGTAACCGAAGTAGGTGTAACACTTGAAGTTCCATCTGTTAAAACAATGTTTAATGGGTCTGTTGCATCAATACTAAAACCATTTGCACCGTTTACAGTTATTGCGTTGTCTGCTACTGAATAATTCGTACTTGTACCGCTTGGAATGTCAACGCTTGCAATTGTTCCGTCACCCGTTTTTTTGATGTTTATGTGCGCATCTGGTGCGGTTACAGTAGCATCTTGAACACTTGGCACTATTTGAGTGTCTACTATTGTTGAAGCTGTATTTACTACGTCTATTGTAATGTCGGGTAAAGTTAAGCTACCTTCTGCAACAATGTCAGCTGAATATGTAGAATCTGAGTTTTGAACCGATGAATTACCTACCGTAATCGTTCCAACCTCACCACTTGCAATAGTACCATTATACAAAGTTGTTCCTGCGCTATCTTTAATAAGGTAACCTGCAGGTGAACAAGTACCACCACTAGAACCAACTTCGCAAATAGTCATATCATTACCTACAAGAACGTCAAAAGTAACAGTCCAACCTGCCAAGTAGTTTTCAAATCGTTCTGTGAATTGTTCAAAAGTAGGATTACCATCTAATTGATAACCTTCTGAAACTATACTGCCTCTTCTTAAAAGTTCTGTTAAACGATCCAAAACTTTTAATTGCGTATGCCAAATATCTTGCGTGTTATCGTTACCTATAAAAATATCTGTAGTTTCGTCTTTAGTCATATCAACAATATCCATTGCAAGAATAGAAATATTGAAGCGCATCACATTTGATTCCTTAGTAACGTTATTTACTACTAAGTGAGAAAGCGGAAAGATTGTTTGCTTACTTAAATCAACTTGAAAAATATCACCATAAGTAACTGTGTTTACAAATGGGTCTAATTTTAAAGTATCTTTTATTTTTGTCGTAAATTGATAAAATCCGTTCATTTCTTTTCTTCTTTACTTAGCTTCAGTAAATACTTTTTTAACTTCTTGACGTTCTCGTCTTTTGGTGCGTATCTCTTACTCATAAAAACATAAACAAAAATGGTAACATCAGAAACCACCCACCGAAATTATTCGTTCTATCAGGGTATACATCTCCGTTTGAATTTGTGTTATACTCAGGAAATAAACTCTGATTGAAACACATATAGTCAATAAAGCGTTCTGTGTAGTGTTTAGCAATACTTTGTTCTTTCTCTACAAGATAATCAACTTCATTTTTTGCTACGCTTTCAGAGTTTTCAGAACCATGCTTATAAACTCCCTTATTTGCGATTGTATAAGCTGCAAAAGGTAAGTATTCACTCATAGCCCAATGTATCACCATAGGCTTAATATACGTGTTTAGAAGCGTTAAATAATTACCTGTGATAGTTCCTGCTACAATGTCGTTATTAATCTTGTTGAACAAGTCAGTACCTAAGTAGTTTTGAATATGAATATCTTGTGCAATCTTAACAAACTGAATAAATTTATCAGCGTCTACATTGCCATTTAAAGCAGTAAATTTTACTACGTCTTCTCTAGTTACGAATAGTGCCTGTGCCATTATCTAAATCGTTTATTAGTTGGTAAAAATCCTTCATAAGGCATATCTTTTGGTGCTGTATAAACTCGTTGGTCGTTTACTGCTTTTCCGTTTTTATCTTTGTCAGTTAATGGTACAATCTCACCAGCTTTACGAACTTCTGCAGGTGTGTACTTTCTAGCAAGTGGTGAATTTGCATCCGATTTTTTCAAGTATGTTTCACGTACCCACTTATGACCGCAAGCACCACCACCTTTATACAACCAAATAGAATAAGTATCTGCTCCTTCAGCCCCCCAACCTTCATTAACTACTTGCAAATAAAGTAAAAGGTAAATTATCAGGTTCTACAGGAGATAAAGTAATCATTTCATTCAATGATAACCCTGAATCAAAAACTACTATTGACGATGTGCCGTTAGATAATGCACCT